TAAGTAATTATGCATATCAGTGGCCCGGTAAAGAAGTCATAATTTTTGCATTTGACCCTACCAAAATATCTGCATACGAACTTACAGAATTAGTAGAAAGTGTACAGCGAAAAGTTCTAAATAACTGGGGTCTTGTTGCGCTTGAAGATCATCCAGACGAAGTTGAAGAAATTGACACTGTCGTTTTAAACAATGGCGAGCACGGACTTGTTCTACTACAAGAGCGTTCTAAACTAGAAGAAGCACGTAAGCATCTTGACTCATTAGGATACTACAAGTACTGGCCTGAAGATTATAAAAAAGATGTGCAAAGTAGATGACTACTCGACTTAATTTACAAAAGACAAAATATAAAACTATAGACTTTAAACTACTCGACGATTCTCACTTTACTGAATGTGAAAATATATATAAAGAGTATATAGAGTATAAAAAATTTGATAGCATTTATCCTATATACAGAGAGGACTGGACTCGAGGAACAGTGTTTGGATATTACGACAACGATGAACTAGCAGCATGGAGTTGTTATTATGTGTATCCAAGTAAAAAGATTGCTCATGCTGATCAATTTGCGTGGAATTATAAAAATCCTAAACTTAAATTAGGTTACAAAAGTTTACGTAGTGAATGTGCATACTTTAGAGAGCAAGGATTTAATTATCTTATACTAGGTGATATGTATAGTTACAAACAAGAGCTTAAAGGATTTGAAATAATTACATACAATTCACCAGGCGTATTTGAGTAATGTTAGCGCTCTAACTTATACTATCAGTTAAATACGTTATGTTAAGAAATGACCTTAAAGAGGAATATAGATTATTTTATATGGTCAAAGGCCATCTTAACGCATCTCCCGAAACAGTAATAGATTGTGCCGACGGGTATTTTAAACGACTCTGGTCGGATGGTGCAGACGGAGCGCCCCTTTATGCATACTCGGAAGATTTTGAAGTACTTTGGGCAAAGATAAATAACTCATAGCCAATAAGGGGGATCCAATGGTTGCTAAACAATTTGAAAACTTAACTGAAGACGATTTGCGGTATATAGAACAATTACTAGGTAGTGAACTACGCAAAGAAATGGATGCAGATAAAACATGGGATTCAAAGCATCACTATCATCGCCCTTACGAAAAAACAAAGCGTATACTAAATTGTATGAACGCTGTAAAAGCCCAAAGAGATCTTACAAAAAAACTTTCCGTCAAGTGGTAATAACACTTGACTTTTATCCTTAATGCATATATAATAATCATATAAGGAGTATTTATATGAGTGATCGTACCTACGGGCAAGAAGAAAAAGCAAAACTAGAACGTCTAGTCAAAGAAGGCGTAACTGTTTTACAAGAAATTGAAGATCTAAACGCAGGACTTAAAGATACTGTAAAGGCAGTAGCAGAAGAATTGAACGTAAAGCCTTCTCTTATTAATAAAGCAATTAAAGTTGCAATGAAACGTGACTGGGACAAGCATCAAGACGAGTTTGAAGACTTGGAAACTATTGTTGCTACAGTTGGCGTCGACAAGTGATAAAGTCTGTCATAGACTTTTGTAAAGAAAGTTACAGGCTTTCTCCTCTAGCATTTTATTGCGAAATGGTAGAAACAACAGTTTTGATTGCAGCAAGTGCTATACTTACATTTACAGTGCTTGATCCTGCAACAGAACTTTTTATTCCATTATACTTAATTGGTAGTATACTTGGTGTAGTTAGTACAGTTATTAGAAAAGCAGCATTTGCAATTGTGCTATGTAGTTGGTTTGTTGTAATGAACTCAATTGCTATGGTGCAGTTATTCATACTGTAATATATATTATAGAGTCGTCCACTTACGGACAGGTAGAAGGTTAGTTGGCCACAAGCAACAGGAGAATGAATGAGTTATGTAGACGCATTGTTTGACCGTGATCAAGATATGATCCGTGTAGTTGAACGCAAAGACGGTAAAAGAGAGTACCGCGAATATCAAGCAAAATATACATTTTATTATAAAGACCCAAGAGGCAAGTACAAGAGTGTGTACGGAGATCCTCTTAGTAGAGTTGTATGCAAGAATACAAAAGACTTTCGTAAAGAAGTAGCAATAAACAAAGGCAAGGAACTTTTTGAGAGTGATATTAATCCAATATTTCAGTCATTATCTGAAAACTACCTCAATCAAGATGCGCCTAAACTTAATATTGCGTTCTTCGATATTGAGACTGACTTTGATCCAGAGCGTGGGTTTGCTGATCCTGCTGATCCATTTATGCCTATTACTTCTATATCTGTATACTTACAGTGGTTAGAAACAATGGTGTGTTTAGCAGTGCCGCCAAAAACACTTACAATGGATCAAGCAAAAGCAGAACTTGAAGGTATTGAAAATGTAATGCTGTTTGAACGTGAAGGCGATATGATCGACACTTTCTTAACGCTAATCGAAGACGCTGATATTTTAAGCGGTTGGAACTCAGAAGGTTATGATATTCCGTATACTGTAAACAGAACTATGCGTGTACTAAGCAAAGATGACACTAGACGTTTTTGCTTGTGGGGACAACTGCCTAAGAAACGTGATTACGAAAAGTATGGTAAAGCCGCAGTTACATTTGACTTAGTAGGTCGTGTACACTTAGATAGCTTGGAACTATATCGCAAGTACACATATGAAGAACGACACTCATATCGATTGGATGCTATTGGTGAAATCGAAGTAGGTGAAAACAAAGTGCCATATGAAGGCACACTTGATCAACTATATAACAATGACTTCCGTAAGTTTATTGAATATAACATTCAGGATACTGCACTACTTGACAAATTAGATAAGAAACTACGTTTTATTGATCTGTCAAACGAACTAGCACATGCAAACACAGTGCTTCTACAGACTACAATGGGCGCTGTTGCTGTTACAGAACAAGCTATTGTTAATGAAGCACATCACAGAGGATTACAAGTTCCTAATCGTCCAAAGCGTGACGACCAAGTTAACACACAAGCAGCAGGTGCATATGTTGCATTTCCAAAGAAGGGATTGCACAAGTGGATTGGTTCGATGGATTTGAACTCACTGTATCCAAGTGTGATTCGTGCATTAAATATGGCTCCAGAAACTATTGTAGGACAAATTCGTCCTGAGATTTCAGACGCTCGTGTCCATGAAGATACAACACTAAAGAAAAAGTCATTTGCAGGTAGTTGGGAAGGACGGTTTAGTACAGAAGAATACGAAGCTGTAATGGAGCAACGCAAGGATATTGCACTTACTATTGATTGGGAAAACGGTGGTAGTGACGTACTAAGCGGTGCTGAAATACACAAGGTAATCTTTGATAGCAATCAACCTTGGATGCTTAGTTCAAACGGTACTATCTTTACAACAGAGTTTGAAGGTGTTATTCCAGGTATTTTAAAACGCTGGTATAGCGAACGTAAAGACTTGCAGAAAATGTTGAAGAAAGCAAAAGACGCAGGTAACACAGCAGAAATTGAATACTGGGATAAAAGACAACTTGTTAAAAAAATTAATCTTAATAGCTTGTATGGCGCTATTCTCAACCCTGGGTGTCGTTTTTTCGATAAGCGTATTGGGCAGTCTACTACACTGACAGGACGTACTATTGTTAAGCATATGAGTGCAGAAGTAAACAAGGTTATTACAGGTACGTATGATCATGTTGGCGAAGCAATGATATATGGTGATACTGACTCTTGTTATTTTAGTGCATATCCTATTTTAAAAGAACAAATAGATAACAGAGAATTGCCATGGAGCAAAGACAATGTAATTACACTGTATGATCAAGTGTGTGAAGCAGCAAACGAGACATTTCCAGACTTTATGATGCGAGCATTTCATTGCCCTAGGAGCCGCTCAGACGTTATTGCAGCAGCAAGAGAGATTGTTGCAGAGTCTGGCTTATACATTACTAAGAAGCGTTACGCAGCACTTGTGTACGACATTGAAGGCTTTAGAAGCGACACAGATGGTAAGCCGGGCAAAGTAAAAGCAATGGGCTTAGACTTGCGCCGTTCAGATACTCCTGTGTTTATGCAAGAATTCTTAAGTGAAATTCTGCTTATGGTTCTTACAGACGTTCCACAAGAAGAAATATTAGAGCGCATAACAGTATTTAGAAAAGAATTTTCAGAAAGGCCTGGATGGGAGAAAGGCACACCTAAACGTGCAAATAAAATTGGACATTATAGACGCTTAGAAGAAAAACAAGGCAAAGCAAATATGCCCGGGCATGTAAGAGCAAGTCTGAACTGGAACACGCTTAAAAAGATGAACGGTGACAAGTATTCGCAGGAAATTGTTGACGGTATGAAAGTTATTGTTTGTAAACTAAAAACTAACTTAATGGGCTATACAAGCGTTGCATATCCTACAGACGAACTGCGTATTCCAGATTGGTTTAAGGAGCTGCCGTTTGATGATGCATTAATGGCTGAAACAATTATTGACAACAAGTTAGATAACTTAATTGGTGTGCTTGATTATGATTTAGAGTCTACTAAAAACGACACAACAATACAAAGTTTCTTTTCCTTCTAATGCGGAAATATTTTAAAAGAATATTTGTAGCATGGAGTATTTTTTGGAATACAGTATTTGGTGGCAGAAATAATCAAACTATAAGTGCAAGGATGTGGCAAAGAAAACGTGATCGTAAATGGCATATTGTTCCTATTATAGATAGATTATTTTGGTGGGAAAAAGGTCATTGTCAGGACAGTTGGGTTAAATGGACAATTATTAATCACGCAATACGCAAATACGACGATCACATGGGATTTGGCAGGAAAAGGAATCATTGGTACGAATGAGAAATAGGATTTACATGTAGCACTTT